TGTCCAGACCATAGTTGCGCCTGGCACTACTGCACTCCATGTTATCGCCGTAGCGTCCTTTGTAGCTAGCGTTAATCCACTACCAGTAACGTCTACATTTGCTGCTGCAGTCACTGTAACAGTACCTGTGGCCATAGTCAATGCGTTTCCAGAAACTGACATATTGGCGTCTGCTGAAACTACAGCTGTTCCGGTAGCCAGGGTCAGTGGGCTACCTGTAGGGCTTATATTAGCCTGTCCAGATATGGATAATGTACCAAAACCAAGTGTTAATGGGTTTGCTGTAGCATCCTCTGTAATAGAGTCTGCTGTAATACCTATGCTACCTATCGTTATTGTTAACGATGTTTTAGTAGCTGTAATAGTTACCGCTCTATCCTCGGCTGCTGTTGCAAACGGAAACTCTGAAAATGCACTTAGTCCTAACATAATTTATCCTTAAACAGGAGAGAGTGTGGTGTTATGGTGGTGACACTCTCTCCAGTATAAGGATATATCACTTTTTAAACCAAGCAGGAAGCCCTAAATGTAGCCTTCCGTCGTATATATTCTTATCAGCATTTTTAGATTTTTGGTCGTTATAGTGTAGAAATACTTGAGCACAATTATCACCTTGGAACTCTTCTCTCCAATGTTCTAGTTCCATGCCTCTATAGACAAGCATATCACCAGGTTTTAAATTTACTGTAATACCTTTATTTTGACTAGATACAGTTATTTTTTTACCATCAGGTATACCCACGTTCTTTTTAGGTTCTAGATGTATAGGCCAAGGATCACCGCCAAGATTTAGCGTTGTAGATATTTCACAACTAAATCTGTCTTTGTGTCTATGTAAAATATCTCCTGGCTTATATATTCTAGCGTAAGAATATGTAGGATATAATTTTAAACCGGTTTTCTTTTCCATAATCGGTTGCGTTCTTAATAATAAAGTCTCCATAGCTATATCTGCATAATGAGAATATGTGTTTGGTACTTGTTCATCATTCCATACACCAAACTCTGTCGTGAATTGTGATATGTATCTTTCATCAAACATTGTTCTAGCCACTTGTCTTTTCATTAAAAAATAATTGTAAACAAAATTAGCTATATCTTTTGGGACAGCCTCTTTAATCACAACATATTTATTTTTTTTAAAACTCATTTTATACTCCTTTCTTTTGATATAGATGTTTCCACCACTTTAATATTAAAGTGTATAAATCTAAAAGGTTCTAGCCCCGGGTCGATTGCAAATTGATGTGGAACATAACCTGGAAAAATAATCATTGTTCCTGGTTTTGGTTTGTAATGAACTTGATTACTTCCAAGTGTTATTTTTTCTTGATTTTTCATAAATAACTTTGTCATCTCTGCACCAGGTCTTGGGTCATGAAATATTGGATAAGATGTTTTCTCACTACATTTTAAAAAATAAAATCCTGACACATGTTGATTCCAGTGCACATGAGTGTCGTGGTGACCACCACCTTTCTCACTAAATTCTTGCACCCAAAATTCTGTAAAATGCAAACTATGGTTTTGTAAATTAAATCCTTGCCAATCTAAAAATTCATATGATCTTTGACCTATGAATTGAACTAAGTCTTTTACTTTAGGATCATGAGAAAAACTTTCACTGTGATAAGATAAACCAAATGTTCCTATATCTTTTTTCCATTTAGGTTCGTTTTTTAATTTATCTCTTAAAAGTTTTTCAGCTTTCTTAACGTATTGATTTGTTACTTTAATTGTATTTTTCAAAAACATTGGAGCTTCTGCAATCCAAAGTGGTGTTTGAAAATAAAACGCAGATTTAAAATCTACGTGTCCTTTTGGTTTTTTTGGTGTTGAACTTCCGCCTTGTTCCATATTATTTAAAAGGATAGCCTAAATTCCATATAACTAAACTATGCCTTACTCCTTTCGTTACTGGTTTGACTCGATGCCATACAAAAGATGGAAATACAACCAACGAGCCTTTTGGTAATATTTCAGTGCATGTTCTAACATTAGGTTTTTTATCAGGATCTTCATTCCTTAAATCAAACTCTAATTCTCCACCTTTATATTCTTTTGGATCTGATAATGTTACTGTTACAGATAATTTTCTAATTTTACCTTTTGTTGGACCTTCATCTATATAAGGTTTATCCCAACTATCACAATGCCAACCATAGTATTGCCCTTTTTTATATATTGTAAATTGACAAGCTTCTGACCAATCCCAATCAAAATTCCAACCTGCATTTCTATTAGCCTCATGAACGTATGGTTGTATTTCTTTATATATCCATGGGTCACTCATCCAAACAATATTAGAATCTCTTTTCTTTTGTACATTTTTTATTTCATCTTTATTAAGAGGATTTTTATTTAGATCTCTATCTCTACCAAAACCTCCTGTAATGGCCATAATCTCTCTTTTCTTTTCTGATTTACCGTATTGCACAATCATGTCACAAATTCTCTCTGGCACGGCAGATTTAAAATACCAATAATAATTAGATATATTCATTTAAAAAAACTGTAGTACCCTGAAAAAATAAATCTATCTAAATTTTCAGGACATACTTCTCCTTTGTGTGTGTGAGTAAAATAAGCAGGCCAAACAGCTAATCTACCTTTTTTTGATTTTATGGTTTTTTTATTAAAAAATCTTGTTCCACATTTATGCGAAGATAAATATATTTGCATAGCCAACATTCTGAAAGGGGTAGAAACTCCATGTTCTGAATGCCATTTTGTAAAATGAAAACCTGGTTTAAAATGTTTTATCCTTAATTCAAATAAACCCCATTTATCTAAAGTATAAAAAGATTCTGGAAATTTTTTAGTATATAAATTTGCAATGTCGTTTATTTTTTTACTTACTTTAAAATCATCTTCTATGTTACAAGAAATATAGCCATGGTATTCTTCTGCACGTGATTTATCCTTACTATTATGGTAATAATCTATTAACTTATTACACTCAGTTTCACTTAAAAAATTATCTATAATTAAAATATAATTAGAAAGATTCATTTACAACACCACCCAGCTATTATGTATCTATCTCCATTTAAATTTTGATTCACTTCATGTTCTAAATTAGGTCCATCAAAAAAAACTGCTCTTCCCTTTTTAGGGTATACAACAATCCCATCTTTAAAAATTAAATGTCCACCTATAAAATTATCATTTAAAAAAATTATAAAAGAGGCTACTGTTTTTTTATCGGCTGTATCCTTATGTTTATTAAATGTTGAACCAATAGGACACTTTACTATTTGCCACCATTGAATTTTTAAATTAATACAATCTTCACATTTTTTCACTATACTCCTATAATCTTTTATTTCTTCAGGCTTAGTGATTGATCTACCATTGTATTTTTCCACATCCTTTGATGAGTTAAAAGCATTCATAGAGTTATTTACTTGAGTATTTGATAAAAAATTATTTATAATAATTATGCTATTAGATGTATTCATAAGTTGATGTTAAAAAAATATTAATTTTTTTTGATTTATTTTCAGATATAAAATATTTTTGTGTAGAAGGAAAAAGATAAAAATAATTATTTAAAAGTGGTACGTGCCAAGTTCTATTTTTTCTTCTATTGTCGTCATATTCAATTACAAGTTCACAAGAGTCTTTTTCACACTCTACGACGTAAATTAATGTGAAATCGGCTGAATTTCTTAAATCTACAAGATCGACTTGATTTCTTAAAAAAGATTTTTCTTTTGGGTTAAGCACCACTCCAAAATCTAATTTTGGAATTAATGTAAAATGATGCTCTAATCTAACATGATCTCTTAAATAATCCCTTAACCATTGTAAAGGTTGAGAAAAAGGAACTTGATAATCTTGATAAGAGTAGTCCTTGTTGTTCTGACTAATTCTGTCTTTTTTTATATAAGATGAAATGATATCGTTTTTTATTTTTACTCGATCTATTTCAAAGCCTTTTGGAGTTTTAACGTCTCCATGAATAAGACTAATCTCTGACAGCACCACCTTCTGCATAAATTATCTTTCTACTTTATTCCAACTCCCGTTAGCTTCATCCCATTCGTACCTGTGAGTAAGACGCTCTGCTTCTTCTAACTCAGGTGCATCACCGATTGGTGATTTCCAACTAGCTGTAGGAACATCTAATACCCAACTAGCATAAGGTTTTTTATTAATAAAAATATCATTATCTTCATCATAAACCATGCCAATGCCGGCATAGTTACCTCTTAAAGCTTTAGTGTTATCTCCAGATGAGTGTTGTCCGCCTTGTGTATTATAAGATGTCTTTTTCCAAAGAGGCCAGTTATGGATTCTTTCCAAATACTGTCTGCCTACTTCTTCATCTTCAATACCATCTGCGTTCTGACAATCTTTGTTGTCAACAACATGCACTGCTATAACTTTACTGTTTATTCCTAGTTTTGCAAAATGTGCCATAATGTTTCTCCTTATATATTAATTTTAAATACCATTCAACTATTGAAATTTATACCTTATTACCACCACTCCTGAACCACCAGTTCCACCAAGTGTATGTGATGTTTCACCACCAGCTCCTGCACCTCCACCTCCACCTGTGTTATCAGTTCCATTCGCCCCTCTTGAAGGAGAACTTGGAATAGACGCTCCTGGACTTGGATCAAAGGCTCCACCTGCTCCTCCACCACCTGGACCACCAGCAGTAGCTCCAGATGCACCAGCCCCTGAACCTCCACCGGCTCTTGTAACAGGTGATGCTGAAATACAACTTGTTACTCCTGCTCCACCAGCACCATTAGTGCCTCCACAACCATTTCCTCCTACTGCTCCAGCACCGCCTCCACCACCTCCGGCTTGTTGAGGT